GGAACATCTCCTTACCCTCAAGGATGAAGTTAATATTCAGCAAAAGGAATACTTGAAGAGTGGCACTAGGTAATGTAAACATAGGCGGATTGAGTGGCGACGATCCAATTGGCCCTAGAAAAAAACGAACTACTCCTATTTTTTCAGAAGCAATTGATGCGCTTAAAGAAAAAGGAGATGGAACATTTGAGCAAGCTCAACAGCCTGACGGTTCTCTTTTTAATTCTGGAGAAATTCAGCAAGCCGTATCGGATAGAACTTTATCACCTTCAGAGGTAAATCGTGCCGATCAAAACATACAACTTGCATCCATTCAACCAGATTTTTCACAGTACCAAAGGCAGTACGATTCTAATCTTGGACTTGTAAAACAGCCTGATCTTGATCCTGAGATTCAAGTAGCTAATTTAGCTCAGATAGGAGCTACTTCTAATGTTGTTACATCAACTCCTTCTGTAGGTGCAGGATCTCCTATTTCTGTAGGGGGCGGTGACAGCGGCGATGAAATAACTGATTTGCCAGGGTCAGGTTATCTTGATCAAAAACAACCTACTAGTAAATTTGATAGTCAGATGGCTAACTTACTTAAACCTACTACTAGTACAGTTACTTATCCACGTCAAGTTACTGGTGATCCTTTTGACCCTTTAAACGTACCCCCACCGTTACCTACTGTACCCTATGATATGACTGAAGTTCCTGGAGCAGGAACTACTCAATCTAATTTAGACTTTTCAGGCGCTGGAATGTTTGAAAGTGGCCTGACAGCAGATCCTGATGAGTACATACAAAATCTTATTTATGGCACTAAGTTTACAGGGCCGCCAGGTACTAATCTTGATCCAGCAGTAGCAACAGGGGCGAGCCTTTTATCTGCTTTTGCTGGTGGTATTTTCGGAGGGGGTATTACTAATCTTCAGGAAAAAGCGGCAGCAACAGCATTTAATATTCTTAAAGATACTTTTAGTAGCGGTTCCATTAATCCGTTAGATTTTGTAAACGGTATAAAATCTGCAGAAAAAATTCTTACAAATTCAAATGTAGACCCTTTTAACAGAGCATTTGCAGGTGCAAATATAATAGGTATGACAACTGATTTAATAGATCAGGTTGGAAAAGTTACAAAAAACTTCCAGGGAGGTAAATCTTTTGAGGAGCAGATTTTTAAAGGCATAGAAAGGATGGCGGATAATTTTGGAAGAACTGGTGAAGGTGTGCGAGCTGTGGCTGAAGAAACAGGTTCAGTTTTAAATGCGTTTGGTAATATGATGTTTAAGGGCAATGCAGAAGATCCTTGGCATATTACAACACAGGGAGCGTACGGATTTCAAAATAAGATTAACCTAGAGCAACCAGAACCTGGGGATAAGGAATTTAAGAATCTCCGAACACAAGATCAGAAACTTCCTGTTGCTGCGAGAATTGTTGGGTCATTTATACCTATGCCGATTGTAGGGATTGGAAGTATGTGGAAAGGTGCGACAGGCAGAGGAAGTGAAGAAAATAGAGCTAAACTAGCACAAGAATCTATTGAACTTTCAAGTGCTATGGCTACAGGTGGTGTTAGAATGAACACAGGCGAGGAACGTCCACCGTATGTTATGTCTTCTACTGGTGATACAGGAGGAAAGGGAACTCAAGTTATCCAAGCATTTTTTGACCCGCCAGGTACAGGAATTAATCAGGGTATAAGTATACCAATTCATAAAGTTAATCCCGAACAAAAAGTAAATACTCTAACGATGGATCAGTATAAACAACTATTACCTCAGATGTTTACAGGTATTGAGGGAGATCCTTTAAGACATTCTAAAGATAGTCTTGATAATATTATTAGTAGTACAGTTAAAGGACTTGATTTACCTGAAGATGCAACTGCAAGAGAACTTACAGATGCGATAGCAGAAGTTAATAGTGATAAGATTAATGCAGTCAATGCTTTATTAAATGAAACATCAGATACTGGGTTTATGGGGGGGAAAGAAAATGAACCCCTTATAACAGAAGAAAATATGAATACATTTGATTATTTAAATGGGGTAAAAGCTAGAGCAAGGGCAATACAGTTCGAGAATTATTCTACAAGGCCGTATGGAATAGATGAACCTCTTACAAAAGAAGATGAAATAATTGGTGCGGAAGATATTCAAGCATTTCCCCCATTAGGGGAGGGGGTACAGAAGCATAGCAAACAATTAGGTGACCTTGATGATATACCATCACCACCACCACCTGCACCTGCACCAGTAGTAGCACCAGCACCAGTAATTTATGATGATGATCCAGTTGATCCAGGACCAGCCGCTACTGATTGGGGAGGAGAGCAAGGTTTTGCAGGTTGGGCAAGAGGTGGTTTAGTACGCTGATGATAATACGCTCTGAATTTATTGAGTACGTCAAACGTGTAGAGAACGGTGGAAAAACAGGATACGAAAGCGGTGTTTGGGTGCCACACCCATCACCAGAGGGAGGAAGCGATACAATAGGATACGGTCATAAGCTACGAAACGATGAAGAGTGGATGAAAGGCGGTGTCTCAGATGAAGAAATTGAAAAATTACTTTTTAGCGATGTGGACCGCTCTGCCAAAATTGCGGGAAAAGTCATTGACGAGTACGGAAGTGATGATTTTGAAAACTTACCTCAGGTGTATAAGGAAATCTTTACTGATTTTGTTTTTAATCTTGGTGGTAATGGTCTTCGTAAGTTTCCTAAGTTCGTAGAGGCAACGATAACCAACGATACAGAAACAATGAAACAAGAGTACAAACGATACTACCGCACTGGCTCTGGAGAGTTACGAGAACTGGAACAGCGTAACTCAGAATTTTACAACATGTTTCTTGCATAGCAGGATGTAACTGATGGAAGTAACAGAAGAACAATTTATAGAAAATCTTAACGCAATGCCTGAAGAAGAACAACAGGTAGTTTTAGATTTGATGGATCAAGTAGAGATGAGTGACTTGGAGACATTTGCAAAGGCTCTAGGAGTTACTGTTATCGGACTAGAAGAAGAGACAGAGCAACCAGCGGAAGGTGAAGAAGTTTCTGTTACTGAAGAACCTGCTCCCACTGGACCTGTAGTAGAAGAGCCTGTTGATACTGCTGCAGTTGAAGCTATTGAGGGTGTACCTCCTGCAGAACCACTATCTATACTTCCACCTGCTGCAACACCTGCACCTGTTCCAGAACTACCAATCGATCAGGAAATGCAAGCACTCGCACTAGGAGATGAAGTAGAAGATCCTGAAGCAGAAGTAGTTGGTCCTATTGCTGTACCTGGAACAGATACTAGTGGGGTAGCTGATGATGTCCCTATGAAAGGTGAAGAAGGTGATTTTATTCTTACTGCTGCTGCTGTAGAAAACTCAGGACTAGTAGATATTAAAAAGAAATTAAAAACAGCTATAGAAGCTGCAGAAGAAGATGGTTTGGAATTTAAGTTAAAAAATATAATTAAACCACAAAAACAAATTGACGGCAGTATAGATTATATGGCAAGCAGTGGGGAAATACGTATCCCTAAAGATCTTGTAAAGTACATTGGACTTGACGTTCTTGAAAAAATGAATGCTGCTGTTGAAGAAAAAACAGAAGAGAAATTAGCCGAACAGGAACAAAAACCTGAAAAAGAAAACATTCCTGTTCGTGCAGCGTAATTTCTACAGGGACTTTTCCTTGTAGACATCTGCAGCTACCCAACTTAGTTGGCCCTGCACCCAACCCGACCACGGCTACCCTGACACTAGGCCCCGTAGAGGAGGAAAAATGAGTACGGAAGACACTAGAGGCCCTTACAAAGGAGCGTACAAAGAAGAAGTTTTTGCTGAAGGAACTGAAGCGAACGCTACCGATGAAGCCACCCTTGAACAAGAAGCCACAGAGGAAACAGAGGAGGAAACTATTTCTCTTGGTGGTTCCAAACAAACTGAGCATGACTACAAAAAACGGTACGATGACTTAAAGAAGCATTACGATGTTAAGCTAAATGAATGGAAACAGGAAAAACAAGACTTGTCTTTACAAGCTGAACAACCTGTAGAAGGTCAGGAAGCGGAAACTAGTGATGTGGACCTAGAGCATTTCAAGGAAAATTATCCTGATGTTTATAATGTAGTCGATACAATAAGCACTAAAAAAACTGAAAAACTTTACGCTGAAATCGAAAGATTGACAAAACGTGAAGAACAACTTCAGGTAAAAGGTGCTTATCAGGAATTACTAGCACTGCATTCAGACTTTGCTGAAGTTAAAAAATCAGAAGACTTCAGAACATGGTTAGATGAGCAGCCACCTAGTATTTCGGATGGAATCGCTAAAAATAATACCGATGTTGCGTGGGCTTCTCGCGTCATAGATCTGTACAAGGCTGATAAAGGCCTTAACAAAAAGGAAGCACGTCCTAGAAAATCGGCAGCGGCGGAAGCAGTTACTACAACCAGAACTAAAACAGTAGCTACTAATGCCAACGCTAATAAAAAAACGTGGGCAGCTTCTGAAATACGTGCGCTCAAACCAAGTGAATTTGAAAAAATACGAAGCAGAAATTGATCTGGCTCGTATTGAAGGGCGCATCTTAAACGGCTAAATGGAGGTCTAAACAATGGCTGTTGCGACTGCTGCTGGTTACAGCAATCTACCAAATGGCAATTTTCAGGCTGAAATCTATAGTCAAAAGGTTCTTAAATTTTTCCGACGAGCCAGTGTTGTTGAAGATATTACTAATACTGACTACGCAGGGGAAATTGAGAATTACGGGGATACGGTTCGTATTATTAAAGAACCTACTATCACTGTAAGTTCGTACGCTCGTGGTGCTGTGGTTACTCCGCAGGATCTCTCAGATGACGAAATCCAATTGACCGTAGATAAGGCTAATGCCTTCGCTTTTAAGGTAGACGATATTGAAGAGAGACAGTCTCATGTTAATTTTGAGGCTCTATCTACATCTTCAGGAGCGTTTGCTTTGAAGCGTAATTTCGATAAAAATGTCCTTCAAGAAATGATCGACTCTGCTGGTATTAAGGGAGCATCAGGTTCAGTTGAAACTGATACTAACCTTGGAACAGTAGGAACCCCTGTTACCGCTGACGGTTCAGATGCGGGTGATGAAATTGTAAACTTGCTAGCTCTTATAGCACGTAAGCTCGACGAGCAAGACGTGCCTGAAGAGGGACGCTGGTTTGTAGCACCACCTCGTACCTACCAGAATCTGTATACAGCCGGTTCTAAAATAATGGAAGTCCAGGTTACGGGGGACGCTACTTCTCCGTTGCGGAATGGACTAGTCACTAACCAGAAGGTTATGGGCTTTAACATGTATAAATCTAATGCTTTGATGCAGTCTGCCGATATTACGGATGACGATTTAGTATCACTTACAGGCGTTGGCACTGGTGAGAATATTCTTCTTGCTGGCCATATGTCTGCAGTTGCTACTGCTTCCGCTATCGCTAAGACTGAAGTAGTGCGCGATCCTGACAGCTTTGCTGACATCGTGCGCGGTCTTCATGTTTTTGGCAGAAAAGTCCTTCGTCCTGAGGGTCTGGTCTTAGCTATATTAGATTACGCATAAGGAGGGTATATCATGGCTACTGTTGATCTAACAGGTGGGCAGGGTACTGGTGAATTTATGCCCTCCCGACTTCGCGGTATTCACGTTGTTGAGAAAACCTTCGACGTGGCAAAACTTATCGCAGACAGCACAATTACTGCTGTTACTACTGGTGATATCTTTCAGGTATTAGATGTTCCTGCTGAGTGTTTTTTACTTCATGCAGGTGCGGAAGTTCTGACAGCTTTCACTGGTACTTCACCCACGGCTGACATTGACTTTGCTGCTGGCGATGACTTAGTAGATGGTGCTGATATTAGCTCCACTGGTTATTGCGCTAAAGGCACTAATGGTCATGTAGACTATACTGCAGTTGCTACGTTCAGCAACCGTATTACAGCTACTGATACCATCGACGTGAAACTTGAGTTCACTGGAAGTACGATGTCTGCAGGTGTAATGAGAATTTATCCTGTTCTTGCTGATATTTCTGGTAAAACAGACAAGCAAGTACATGCTGGCTCTGCATCTGGTTAATGTTAATGAGTATTGGAAGGGGGGGAATTTTCCCTTCTTCCTTACTCTTTTTATGAGTTGAAATATGCGCCCTGAAAAAGTAGAAATT